TGAATTTTCATCCTCTAAATTAACTTCAAATGTGATTTGGAACTGGTCTGTAAAGTCCTGATAATCAATCATCTTAACAGGGCAATCGTTTAACCAAGTTTGGAATTTTTCATAATCGGTCATGAGTTTTCATTCTCCTTTAATTCAAATGTTTTTTCCCAACAATCAAAATACAAATTTTGTTCCCAATTTTCCATTTCCTTAAGTGCTGAGTTAATACCAGTATCTTGACGTATATTTTCAATGTCAATATGGAATTGTTCAGTAAGATGATTTCTCATTTGATCTTTTGTTAGATTCTTTACATATTTTTTTACAAAACGTCTAACAAACTTGTCGTATTCATTTAATTTCATAAATTGTTCGGTCATGAGTCTAACCTCCATTTGATTTTAAGATACTCTGGGTCAAGGTGTAGTCTCTCAAACTCTTCAAGTGTGTCACTCTCAAACACAAATTCCTCTGCCATGTATCGGCAACTGACACCTAACTCTTCGGATGCTCGGAGAAAAATACCGATTTGGTCATCATTGAGTTCGAGGTCATCAACACAATATGCGATGTCTGCGATCAGTTGATCTTCTTTGGTCATGAGTGGGAAACCTCCTTTGCTTATACTTTATTATAATCCATGAATGGATGAAATGGTGTGTGGTGTGTGACAGTTAATTAACCGCTCCACTCCTGATGCAATTTAAAATTATAGAAACTAAAATATCTACGGTCAATCAATTTAAATGAACCATAACCACTATGGAATACATAACCTTCTCCATCGCACTCCTCTCCTTCAATCAAGGTCATTGCAACCTGATTACTTTTACAACATGATAAAAGTTCTTCTTTGATCTCCATAATCAAGTTGTAGAATCCAACCAGTTGACCATAACCAGAATCTCCATAGTCATCAGAATCAATTTTTCTACCTTGTTTGATGTGCTGATTCAATTCATACTGAAGTGCCTTTGCCATGTCCTTGTCAAGGAACTTGACCAACTGAGCAATTTGAAGTGCAAAGTCAATTCTCTCCTTAAGAGAATCATTGATACTCATAATTGCAAGTGGTTGATAAAAGAAAGTCTTATCCGTACTTTCTAATTGTTCATAGAGTGGTATTGCAATAGTATCACGAAGTGCATTAATACTTGGACTTGGAACACATTGGTCAATCTCATACTGTGTATGGGGTGCAACTATGATTGTCTGTTGTACATTCTCAGGAAACACATAGGTAACTGTATTCGGTTGGAAAGTGTTGTCTCCACCGAATCCAAGAAAATCTCCCTGATAAATGTACTCTGTCTTCGGTAGACTTGATAGACAGGCATGTAGGATAATTGCAACTAATCCCTTATGGTTGTTGTCAATGTCCTTATGAGTATAATTGACCTTGATTAACTTTTTGTTGAATACTGACTTCGTACCAACAAAAAACTTATGAGTGACAGGATGAGTTCCCCACACGATTGCAGGCGAACCATCAATCTTG